AATGGATATGCTTTCGGATGGTAACTCTTATGTTAAAATTGTAAGAAATGGAGCTGGAAGAGTGATTGAATTACTTCCTATTAATTATTCAGATGTTGAAATTTACACTTTAGAAAACAAACTTTATTATAGTGATGAGAAAACTGGAGAAACTCATGACTCTGAAAACATACTTCATTTTAAAATGATAACAGGACCTGATGGAATTAAGGGACTATCTCCAATAGAACAATGTAAGAACGCAATTGGATGGGGTATGGATGTCCAGGAATATTCGAGCACATTTTTCAAAAACGGAGGTAAATTGTCCGGAATATTAGAATCTGACCGAGCACTTTCGGAACAAGCCATTGATAGACTAAGGAATTCATTCAATAGTAATTATGGAACTTTAAGCGGTAGTAACCAAACGGCGGTGCTAGAGGAAGGATTAAAATATAAAAGTATATCAGTAACTCCAGATCAGGCTCAGTTTTTAGCTTCAAGACAATTCTCAGTGGAAGAAGTTGCTCGTATTTTTGGAATCCCTCCTCACTTATTAAGGGACTTAAGTAAATCCAGTTTTAATAATATAGAAATGCAATCTCAAGAATTTGTTTCTTATTCTCTTATGCCATATATTACAAAGATAGAATTGGAAATGAGTTTGAAATTATTTAGAAAAAACGTAATTGGTAGAGAATATATTAAATTTAATGTAAACGGATTACTAAGAGGAAACGTAAAAGATAGAGCCGACTACTACAAAACTGCAATCACAAATGGTTGGATGAGTGTTAATGAAGTAAGACAAAAAGAAGATTTAAACAGAATAGAAGATGGGGATAATAATTATCTTCAAATGAATATGACAACAATAAACAAAATTGGAACAGATGAAGAAGCTTAACATTTGGGACAAAAAATATAACAATACAATTATGGAAAAAAGAATTTTTAATATTGAAAATAGATTTGAAACTAGAGAAGATGGTCAGGAAGTAGTTGTTGGCTATGGATCAATCTGGAATTCAAGAAGTGAAAACTTAGGAGGATTTTATGAATACATTTCTCCTGATGCAATTTCTCAAGAAACTATTGAAAAATCAGATGTGCGAGCTTTGATTAACCATAATCCAGATCTCGTTTTGGCGCGTTCTACTGCTGGGAACTTAAGTTTGTCAGTTGATGAGAAAGGTTTGAGATATGAATTTTCTATTCCTGAAACATCTTATGGAAAAGATTTGGCTATTAATATGAAGAACGGAAACATTAATCAGAGTTCTTTTGCTTTTACTGTTGGATCTGATGAATGGAGCACTGATGAAGAAGGAAATGATATTAGAACAATAACTTCAATTGAAAAACTTTATGATGTTAGTCCTGTAACTTATCCTGCATACAGTCAAGCAGAATCTGATTTGGTAGTTGCTCAAAGAGCTTTGGCAATGTATAAAGAGAATAAAGAAATAAAAGAAGAGGAAACAGATTTGGTTGCGCGTTCGTTGGCGCAATTAAAGATTGAATTAATAAAACGAAAAAAATAATAATAATAATATAAAAATTTTAAAATGAAATCAAGTATTGAATTGAAAGAATTGAGAAATGATATTATTTCAAAATTAGAAGTAATCAAAGAAACTGCAACTGCAGAGGAAAGAGATTTAACTTCTGATGAGAATAATGACATGGACACACTTCTTAAAAATGCAGATGAGTATTCTGTAAAGATTGAAAGAGCTGAGAAAGTGGAAACTGAAATCAGAAACAATGTGAAGTTAGCTGGATCTCCAGTTCAAACAATAAACACTGACAAAGTAACAAGAGGATGGAGTTTATTTAAAGCAATTAATGAAGTAAGAAATGGTGGAACATTAAGTGGGATTGAAGCAGAAATGCATCAAGAAGCTGAGGGAGAAGCGAGAAAAGGACTTCAAGGAATTGGGATTCCAACAATGTTAAAGGAAAAAAGAGCTATTGATCAAGGAGCTTCTGCAATTGCTCCAACTTCAATTGGTGCTTATATTGACAGCTTACAGGCTTCTGCTCTTTACAATAGAATCGGAATTAACAATTTAGGAACTGTCGCTGCGGACAGCGTTCTTCCAATAGCTGGAGGATCAACTGTTGCATGGGGAACTGAAGTTGCTGCTGCTGCTGATGGAGGTCAAGATTTTGACAAAGTTACTTTAACTCCAAAAAGAATCACTGGTTACGCTAACCTTTCAAATGTAATCTTAGCTCAAAACGGTCCTGCTGCTGAAGCATCTGTTATGAGAGATATGGGAAGAAACATGGGAACACAAATTGACGCTGCAATGTTTGCTTCTGCTGATTTAGGTGGGGGAGCTCCTGGCTCTATTGCTGGAACTGCTGGAGTTTTAACTTTTGCTGAATCTGCTGCTGGTGGTGCTGCTGGAGCTGCTTCTGATATGTTAGAAGCTATCCAAACAATTGCTGACAATCATGGTTTAGATGGTGCTCTTGCATTCGTTAATCAATGGGCTCTTTATTCGAATGTAAAGTCTGCAACTCAAGTTACTAATGTTTCTCCTTTATATTCTGATGATAGATTAGCTGGTTATCCTGGATTCTTTTCAAATGCTCCTGCAACTGCTGGTGGACCACCAATAACTTCTGCTGATGGTTTATTTGGTGATTTCTCAAGAGTTTACATGGCGACATTTGGACCTTCCAACATTACTGTTGATCCTTATTCTAGAGCTATAAATGGAGAGGTTAGATTAATAATGAACAATTACATGGATTGGGGTGTTGCTTCTGGTGCTTCATTTGTTAAATATACAACTGTTCTATAGTAGTAATTTATAATAATTGAAAAGGGGCTGGTAATAGATCCAGTCCCTTTTTTTTAAAACAAAATAAAAATGTTTAGAAGTTTAAAAGAGGACACTTTATCAGTTAATCCATTGTTTACAACAACGGAAGCTAAAGACTTTTTAAAAGTTGATACAACTGCAGATGACACTTTAATTGATAGTTTGATTAAAGCAGCAACTCAATCGTGCCAAATTTTTACTAATAGATATTTTCTAACTACAGTTGTAACTCAATATTCTGATAAATGGGATGGAATTTATACATTATATAAAAGTCCAGTAATTGGAATAACTCATATTAAATATTTTGATTCTAATGATACAGAACAAACTTTAGCTTCTTCAAATTACATTTTAGATAATGTTTCACAACCTGCAAGAATTGGAATTGCTGTTAATGGAACTTTACCAGATTTAGCAGATAGAATAAACGCTGTTCATGTTGAATATAAAGTTGGTTATGGACTTACTTCAGACTTTGTTCCAGAAGGAATAAAACAGGCTGTATTAATTACAATAGGGAATTGGTATGAAAACAGGCAAACAGTAATAACAGGGAGAACAGCAACTGAACTTCCTTTATCGAGTCAATATTTATTGGAACAATATAAAATTCAAGTATGTTAAGTATTGGACAACTTGATAGAAGAATAGAGGTAATGGAGCCAGTTTATGTAACAAATAAATATGGAGAGGAAACAAAAACATTCGTTTTAAAATATACACTTTGGGCTAAAGCAGATTGGAAAACAAGCAACAGAAAAGAAGAATCACAGGAACAAGTTCAGAAAACTGATTTGGTTTTTTATGTTCGTAATTTAGGAATAACTCTTTTAGGAACTTACAGAATTGAATATGATAATAAATCTTATGTTATTCATGGGATTAAAGAGATAGAAGGAAGAGAACAATTTTTTGAAATAGAAACTAGAATAAAGGATAATCAATAATGAGTGGAGTTACTGTTGAGGCAAAGGGATTAAAAGAAATAGATAAAATGTTTAGAGAACTTCCTAAAGATGTAAATAGTGTTCTTATTTGGGGAAGATTCTGGAAAAAAGTTAGTAAACCTTTAAAGCAAGCAGCAGAAAAAAATGCTCCTTTGTTAGATACAGGAGAAACTGGTAGAATTGGAGTTGCCTATCCTGCAGATCCTAAACTGACAATAGGAAGAGGAACATTAAAAAGATCAGTTAAATTTTACAGAACATCAGCTTCAAGGAAAAAAGATGTTCATGGAGCATATATTGGACCAAGAGTAAAGGGAAAATTTAAGAAAAATAAAGGGGGATATTTCGGGGCTTGGGTTGAGTATGGACATAAAAACAGAGATGGATCAATGTCAAAACCAAATCCTTGGATGGCAAAGGCATTTACAGAAAAAAGTGGAACAGTATTAACAAACGGATTTAAAGAAGCAACAGATATATTTGTAAAGGCTGTAAAAAGTTATGAAAAGAAAATGGCTAAAATATAGCATAGAATAAATGGATATAGGAAAGGCAATATATAAGATATTAAATGACAACATTGCAGTTGAGTCAATGGTAGGCACAAGGATTGCTCCTAATGTAATGAAGCAAACTTCTCCTTTTCCTTTTATTGTTTATGATGTAAGTTCAGACACACCAGAAGGCCAAAAGGATTCAGTTGCTTTATTAGATAATGCATCAATAATGGTTTCTGCTTATTGTAAGACCTACTCAGAAGCTTCAAAACTTGCAAACTATATAAGAACAGCATTAGATAGAGTTAATGGAGTATATAACGCTGTAAACATTCAGGCAATTGATTTTGATGGTTATGATGATGTTTTTGATGATATGAGTGGATCGGATGGAGTTTATAGGAAATCTTTAAATTTTAATATTAGAATAATAAATTCATTTAATAATATTTATTCAACTGCTTTTGATGGAGTGGATGATTTTGTTGCAATTGATGGTATTAGCTCAGTAATAGATTATACTTCTGGATCTTTATCTTTATGGGCAAAAACAGACACTACAACTTCAAATAGAGCTTATTTTGCAACCTATATTGATTCTAGTAATTTAATTAGTTTGTCTTATTCTCATTCTAATAATGAATTAAAATTAACTTATAGAGGTGGAGCTTCAACTAAAACAGCTACTACAACAGATGTAATTGAAGGGGATGGAATTTGGCATCATTTAGCTGTGACTTGGGATGTTTCTGGAGATGAATTAAATTTATATTTAGATGGAGTTTTAAAAGATAGCACATCTTCTTTACCAACAATTGCAGGAACTGCAGTTACATCTTCAATAGGAAACAATGCAAATTCTGCACAATATTTTTTAGGAAATATTGATGAAGTAAGCTTATTTAATAAAAAATTAGATCAAACAGAAGTTACAAATTTATATAACAATGGACTTCCATTTAATCCGAAACCTTTAACAAATATGATTGGATATTGGAAAATGGGAGATGGTGGCATAACTGGAAATCCAATTGCAACTTTTCCTACAATAATAGATGATAGTTCTAATAGTAATGATGGAACAATGACTAACATGACATCAACAGACTTTCAAGCTGATGTTCCAGAATAAAGATATGAAAAAAAAGTATGTTATAATAAATAAAGAAATGATTGAGGCGGTAGATTTCAAATTAGTTATTGAAACATCAGCTTCAACTTTAAGATATAGTTTGGATGGAAGTCAAACGATAATAAAATTCATTGGAGAAATTCCTTCTTTTTTAGATGGGGAAAAGATTTATTCTCATAATGAAATAATTGAAACAATCAACAATCCAGAAAATGGATGGATTAACTTAAAAGAATAAAAAAATGAAATTTAAATTAAAAAGAAGTTACAAAGTAAATGAAGATAAAACTTTGGTTGCTGGTCAGGTTATGGATGTAACTGAAGAATTTTATGCATGGTTACAGGAAAACGACTATGATAAAAAAGAAAAAATAAAAGAAAAGAAAACAAAGAAAGCTTCAGATAAGGAGCAAAAATTATAATTATAAATAAATAAAAAAATAAAATTATGGCAGCACAAGACGGACAATTAAATGGAACGGAGCTTGGTGTTTATGTAGGTGGGGTTTTAGTCGCTTACTCAACAAATGCAACTCTAAATGTAAATCATTCTACAAGATCAACAACTTCAAAAGAATCTGGAGGATGGGAGGATAATATGGAGGGATTAAGAAACTGGGATGTTTCTTGTGATGCTCTTTATGCGTGGTTAGATCCTGCTGGAAGTGCAATCACAAACAAAACTTTAAGCGATTTATTTACTGGATACCTTGCAACTAGAACTAGTTTTGACTTAACATTTGGAAGCACAACAACAACAGGAGTTGGCTACACAAAATACACTGGAACAGCTTGGTTAACTTCAGCTAGTTTAACTGCACCACTAGAGGACACTTCAACTTTTTCAGTTTCTTTTCAAGGATCTGGACCTTTAGTTCAAACAATTGATACAACTCCTTAATAAGGAGAAATTTTAGATCCTGCCCATGCGTTTTCTTTTCTGAGTGCGTGGGTAGGTTTCTTTTAATTCAGAAAAGATAAAACACTTAGAAAATGAAATACGAAATATTAGAGATTGGAGAACACAAAATGGAAGTTAGATTTGGTTTTAACGCTTTACGAAAATATAGTTTAATGACTGGATCAACAATGAAAGACTTAAACAAATTAGGATCAGGAGAATTAACTTTTAATGATGCTTTTAGTTTAATCTATTGTGGAATTGAGGATGGTTACAGGTCGGCAAAAAAACCATTTCATTACTCATTAGATGACATAACAGATATGTTTGACGGAAACATGGATTGTATGGAAAAAGCTTTTGAGATATTAGGAAGAGCAATGGGAGGAACTGATGAAAAAAAGATAAAGGCCAAGAGAGCAAAGAAGAAGAGCTAACTTGGCCAAAACTTGAGAGAATAGCATTTGGGCAGTTGGGAATGAAGGTGGATGATTTTTATGATATGTTGCCAAGGGAGTTTTGGAATAAGGTTGAGGGGTTTCATGAGTTGGAAAATATGAGGCAAAGAAGTGATTGGGAGAGGACTAGATGGAGCACTTGTTTATTATTGAACATACAGCTTCCAAAAAACAAAAGCATCAAGCCAAAGGACTTAATTAAGTTTGAATGGGAAACTGATAATAAAATTGATTTTGAAGAATTAAAAATGAAAGCGGAACTATATAAAAATAAAGTAAAAAATGGCAAGTAAAGCAATTGGTTTTTTAAATTTCAAATTTGGTGCTGATCTAGGAGGATTTGAAAGAGCTATGAACAAAGCTCAAAAGAAACTTAAAAAGTTCGGAAAGGGAGTTGAGAGGACTGGGAAAAGTTTAACAACAGGACTAACTCTTCCAATTGTTGCTTTGGGTGCTGCATCATTAAAAACATTTGCAGATTTTGAACAGGGAATGCTTAAGGTTAAAGCAATTTCTGGAGCAACAGATGTAGAATTTAAAGCTTTAACAGAGTCCGCAAAGGAACTTGGATCAACTACAATGTTTACTGCTTCTCAAGTTGCAGAATTACAATTAAATCTTTCTAAATTAGGACTAACTCCAACTCAAATAAATCAATCAACAGAATCAATTTTAAATTTAGCACAAGCAACAGATTCTGATTTGGGACAAGCGGCAACAGTTACTGCAAAAATAATGAATGCTTTTGGCATGGAAGCAACTGACATGACAAGAATAACGGATGTTATGGCAGATGCATTTAGTTCCACTGCTTTGGACATGACTAAATTTGAAACTGCAATGGCTTCGGTTGCTCCAGTTGCAAAAATGGCTGGATCTGATTTAGAACAAACATCAGCAGTTCTAGGGGTTTTAGTTAATAATGGAGTTGAAGCTTCAACAGCGGGAACAGCATTGAGAAACATATTTTTAGACTTATCGAAAAGCGGTAAAACTTGGGATGAAGCAATGGGAGAAATAAATTCCTCAACAAATCCTTTAGCTGTTTCAATGGAAATGTTTGGGAAAAGAGGATCAAATGTTGCAACAATTCTTGCTCAGAGTGGAGTTGAAATTGAATCATTAACTCAAGATTTTAGAGATTCAACTGGGGAAGCTAAAAAAATGGCAGACATAATGGATTCTGGTGTTGCTGGATCTATTAGAAAAATGCGTTCACAATTAGAGGGGGCTGCAATAGAACTTGGAGAAAAACTTGTTCCTATTTTTGAAATTGCAATTGAAAAGATTTCTAAAATGGTAAAATGGTTTACAAGTTTATCAGATGAACAACAAAAAAATATTGTAAAATATGGATTAATTATTGCTGCTATAGGTCCACTTCTTATAATTATTGGAAAAATGTCTATTGGTTTATCGGCTTTGATTCCTATATTTATTAAAGTGGGAACTTTTTTATTAGCTAATCCTTATGTTCTTTTAGCTGCTGCTATTGCTGCAGTTGCTTATGCAATTTATGATTTTACCAGTGCATTAAATCTTCAAATTGATGTTCAAAAGGAATTGGGGGACTTAAATAATAAAGCTCAAAAATCAATTTCAAAAGATTTATCAAATATTGACCTTTTAACAACTGCAATAAAAGATGAAAACACAAGTTTAGAAGATAAAAAAAGACTACTAAATGAACTCAAATCAACTTATCCAGGTTATTATGATGAAATTGATGAAACATCATTATCAACAAAGGAATTAAATGCAGCAACTTTAACTCTTACAAAGAGTTTAATGCAAACAGCAAGATTAACAGCTTACAAAGATAAATTGACTGAGATCAATAAGAAAATGATTGAGTTGGAAAATAGAGATGGCGTCGATTTATCAACTAATTTAATAACTGAAGGTGGCTTATTAGTTGTTTTAGGTCCTCTCGGGAAAATTATTGGCGATGCAACAGGTGCGACTGAAAAGTTAAAAAACACCATTCAGGAAAAAATTGATACAAATGAATATGAAGAGCTCTCTAAATTACAGCAGAAATTAACAGATGAAACAATCGAGTTAGAAAAGGAAGTTAATAAAACATCAGCTTCAATTAAAAAATTATCTCACAACACCGAAAACTTAAATGAAGATTTGGAAGATGGTGATGATATTATTAATTTAACTGCAAATTCATTAAAAAAGTTAGAGCCAATTTTACTTAAAATTAAAAACGCTGAAGAATCTCTTCCAAAAGCAGTTGAATTTTTTGACATTAAACCAGTTGAGGCATACAGGGGGGCATTGGGAACTTTAGTTGATCAAATTTCTGTTTTAACTAATATTTCAGCTCCAGAACTTGAAGATGCTTTAATGTCAACAATGACAAAATTGGGGGATAATTTAGCTCAAGGAGCAGAATCATTTCAAGAATTTGGAGAAAGTGTTAAGGGAATGATGAGAGATATTATTGGAGGAATTATTTCTCAAGGTATCGCAACAGCAATAACAGCTGCATTAAGTTCTCCCGCAATTAAAATTAATCCTTTCTTAATACCAGTTATTGCTGGGGCTGCTGCTGGTCTTGCGAGAACTGCATTCAATAGCTTAATTCCTGCTTTTGCTGAAGGTGGATTAGTTACAGGACCAACAACAGCTCTTATTGGAGAAGGGGTTGGAACGAATGCTGGAAATCCTGAAGTCGTTGCACCATTGGACAAATTAAAATCAATGATGGGAGGAGGAAATAATTCTAATATAACAGTAACAGGAAAATTAATTGGATCAGATATATTTTTAAGCAATCAGAATGCATCAAATAACAGGTTAAGAACAACATAATTATGGCAAGAACTCCCTATGGACTTTCAAAATATGCAACATCTACTGTTAAATCTTTAAATGGTAGTGAATATATAGCTTCAATTTGGTGGACTGGAACAGGAGCTGGTAAAGTTTGGACTTTAAGCTCTAACGGATTAAATTTAAACTGGGAATCTGAAAAGGTCCAAGATAAGAATTCTCCAATTTTAGCTTCTAAATTAACTATGGAGGTGATGGTTGAAGATTTAGATCAGCAATTATTTTTGCAAAATATGAGGAACAACTTGCAAGAGAAAGATGTTTGGGTAGTTTTGGAAACAGCTGCTGGGGATTTGTTATGGTCTGGCTATTTTATTTTAGACTTAGAATCAAAAGAAGATGTTTCTTTTCCTTATGTTACTTCATTAGTTGCAATTGATGGAATTGCAACATTAAAAGAAGTTCCTTTTTTAAGAGAAACAAATTCAGAAACTGGAGCTGTTCCAACTTTTCCTTATTCTTATGAAGATACTTATGCAAACGCAGGACCTAGAAGATTAATTGGAAGCTCTACAACTTGGATAACATTATTATTGAATAATATAGGAATGCTTTTAGCTACTGATGATTTACAATATCCCGCTGGAGAAATTGATAATTACACAATTCAAACATCAATTAATTGGTGGAACGAAGACATGAATGTTGGACCTCAGTTGGACTACTGCCCATTTACACAAATGAGGATTAATTTAAAGAATCTTTACACAACAGATTCAACTAATAAATATAAACCTCCGAGCACTTATGACGTTATAAAAATGATTTGCAAAAATTTTAATTGTAGATTTTACTATTGGAGGGGAGTTTTTTATTTTGTGCAAATTTCTGAATTTATAACAGATGAGCAAGGTGTTTCTCCTTATGGAAATCCAATAAACATTCCAACAAGAGAATTCTTTTATAATGGGGCAAGTAGATCGGAACAGAATTTTTTGGGAGAAACTAATTATGCAGCTTATTATCAAAAAATAGAATCAGCAACATCTTCTGCAGGATTGCAAAAAATAGCGGGATCAATTTATCAAGGTATACCTGCAATAAAAAGAACAAATACTGTTTATGCTGAGTTGGCTGGGGCA